CGCCCATCTTCTGGAACTGTGGAGCGGCTGACATCATCATCAGCTCAGCGCCTATACGTCTGCGGTTATCACCATCGCCGAATAGGCGTGCCAGTAGACCCTGCGGTTCCTGTGGCTGTTGAGGCGCACTAGGTCGTGGGGTAGGCATAGCTGCTGGCTGAGCCTGCTGCGGTTCAGACTTAAGAATCTGAGTCTGTGCTTGCTTAGGCTCTGGAGGCGCTTGGAAGTTTACCTTTGGCTCTGGCATACGCTGCACTTGGCCCTGCTGCATACGCTCTGCCTCTTTACGCAGCATCAGCTCTTTAGCCGTAACCAAATTACCGTACTCGTCTGGCATTAGCTGTTCGTTCATCGCTTACCTCCTAATCCTAGACCCCAACCAAGCGCAGGCAATAGACCAGGATTGGCTGTACCTGTTGTCGTGCTACCAACTTGTCCTGGCAGCATGGTATTAGTCAACCCTACACCATACGCTGGATAGCCAGCCCAAGCACCATATTGACCCATAGCTGCGTTAAGCGCCTGCTGGTAGAGCTGCTGCTGAGCGAGCCCCTGATTAAAGAGCGTGTTATTAATCGTCTGAGCTTGGTCAAAGCCTGTGTCAGACGCGTTAAGCAATCCTGCGGCTGCACCGAGCTTTACTTGCTGGTTCTGCAACCCTGCCGCTTGGTTAAGCTGTTGGGCGTTCATGTTTTGAGTCGCGCCAAACTGTAGCGCAGCGTTCTGAGCGCCTACATCATACTGAGCCTGCCCAAGTGCCGTGTTAAATGCGTTTTGGCGCAGACCCGCTGCTAGGTTGCCTGCTTGGTTAGCAAACCCCTCGTTAGTTAGTGCCTCAGCAACACCGTGTCGTGAACCACCAAACGCACCTGCCTGACCTGCTGAGAAGCCGAGGTTGTTGATATTACCTTGCCTTGCACGCTCAAGATCAGCCATTGAGCGGTTAATGACTTGCTGCGTGTACGGGTTCATGTACGCGCTAAGGTCAGTAGTCGCAACCTGTGAAGGGTCGTAAGACGTTCCCTGTACCTGTTCAGGCGTGTATTGACCTATACCACGCAACAGGTCCGAAGCGTTGGTTATGCCTAGATTAGCCTCGGCATAGGGATTATCCCTATTTTTGTACTCTTCAGACTGCAGGAACGAGTTGCGAATCTGGTCTAGCGTCATGTCAGAGTCGCGCATTTGATTCAGCCAGTAGTCCATACCCGCCGCATCAGAATCTCGCCTCAGCACATCAGTATATAAGCCTTCGAGAACTTGCTTAGCTTCTGGGCTTTCAGCAAACGCGTCCTGAATTTGAGCTGTAGACAGTCCTGAGTTAGTCCAGTATTCCAAGCCTTCAGTATCAGGCGCACGCCCAAAATAATCTTGGTACAGGTTACCGACTGACTGCTGGCGCTGCTGGCGCTGCTTGTATTCATCAGACTGCGTAATAGCCGTTTGAATGTCGCTCAGGCTCATACCGTTGTTGAGCTGTTGACCCCAATAATCAGAGCCTTCTTGCCCAATGTTTCGACCTAGTAGGTCGTTATAGAGCTGATTTAAATTAGGCTGAGGTGCGCTTAAGCCCAGATTAGAGCCGCTGTTTGCTGAGGTACCAAGAAGCGGCCTCCAATTTAAATCCCCTAAGACGGTATCAGTAACAGAAGGAGTCATACCAAGTTTACTAGGGTTGCTAGGGTTGCTACCACCTGTGACTGTTCTAGGCAGACCGCCTGGTCCAACTGGCGGGCTAGTGGTTGACTGCTGGCGCTGCTTGTATTCATCAGACTGCTTAATAGCCGTTTGAATATCGCTTAGGCTCATACCGTTTTTAAGCTGTTGACCCCAATAACGCTGCCCTTCTGCGCCTATGTCGCGCCCCAGTAGCTGGTTGTATAAACTATTTAAATCAGCCATTAGTACCAGCCTCCCGTGTACCCGTTCCCGTAATCCGTGCCGTAACCGCTGTAATCAGTAGTAGCATTATCCGCAGAACTCCAACCGCCACCATTGTAGACATTACCGGAGCTATCCCAAGCAGGTGAACCATTAGAGCCGCCTGGGAAGGTTTCAGGTGAGTATGTAGTTTTGACATTGCCGCTAGAATCAACCACGGTATAAATACCGTTTTGCTGGTCGTTGTATGAAGTATCTATCTGGTTTTCGATAGCATCCATACGATTGTCTATAGCCTTACCTGCCGCGTATCTACCCGCCAAGTTAAGCAGTGCCGATAGTGGATTGCCTGACAGCAAAGCCATTTTCGGATCAGACGTTGCAAGACTTAGAAGCAAGTTCTCCGAGCCTGAAGACATCTGACCGTAATCGTAGTTGTTTACAGCTTGCTCATAGTCACCACTAGAGCTATTAGCATTCAAGCCAGAGGTATCAACACCAATTTGGTTCAACAACCCAAGCGCCTCACCTCCGCGCGTACGTGAACCGTACTGACCAGTGACAGGATCAATGACCATAGAGTTGTAGTAGTCGTATTGAGCTGGAGCGCGCTGCTTAAGCTCCTGTCGAGCCGCGTCAAATATATCACCTGAGCGATAACCCTGAATGCCTGTGGCTGGGTCGGTGACCATAGCACCCATGCCAGACATAGCACCACCTTCTGGTGCGCTCATGCCGTACATACGGGCTGCGTTGCTTGTGTTCTGCATCGCAGACTGCTGCATAGGGGTAAAGCCCGCAACATCAACACCGTAGTAGGGCATGTAGCCCATCTCAGCAATATCTTGCGCGCGTGATATGTTGGACTTTGCTGCGTCCTCATACCACTGGGGTATTTTTGTTTCACTTTCTTTTGAGCCAAATAAGAAATCTAACAAGGCCATGAATCTATCCTCTAATTTGACTCAAGTGCAATTCGCGTCCCTGAGCGTGTATTTAGTTAATTCTAGCGCAAATTAACCACTAATTCTCGTTATTGCTAATGTTGATGCAGGTGTAGCAGGGCAAAACGCTGTTGCTGCGTTGGCGGTCAGTGACCCGCTCGTACTGCTGGTTGCCCACATCGCCTCTAAATAATCCCCAGCACTCACCGAGATGATAGCCGCTCGGCTGACTACTAGGTTAGAACTACTCTGGTGTAGCGAGTTTTTCATCGTAGAGCCTGTAATATCGACACCATTAACTCGGGGCCAAAAGTAGAAGTCTACAGTCGAGCTAGAGCTAGACGTTATCTGCGCCGAGAACGACACCAGATACGAACCGCCTTCTTCAAAGGTAATCTGCGAGCCTGACAGTGAAATACTGTCGTCTGTTGTCCCTGCGTAGGTCAGTGCGTAGGCAGTATTAGCCAAGGCCGCTGTCTGAGTCGTTGAGACTCCAAGAGCAGCTTCACCGTCTTTTAGGACTACCTGTCTAAACACACCGCCCTTAGATACAACTGGGTATCCGTTAGTCTCATCCCACAGCAGGATACCGTTTTCGGAAGGCGTATCCCCTGTAACTTTATAGCGTAACTTGTCAGCCACACTAAGCATATAGTTCACCAGGCGCTGTGCCCATCGGTCTATAGCGCCAGCCGTGGGTGAAGGCGGTCTACGAATAGCCACTAGCGACCTCCACCTGGCATAATATCAACACGCATTCGACCTACCCGCCAATCAACGTTGCTATTACCGTCTAGGCGCATTCTGAACTGTCGCCCAGTGAACCTTACTGACGTTGGGTTAGTCATTGAGTATGGTCCATGCTCAACATCGCTTTCGTTTGGATAGAAGCGCGTCTTGAAGGTGGCTGTGACCTCACCCTGATTCTGCTCATCCGGTAGTAGGCTACGCACTCGACAGACATTATTACCGTCCATGATGCTAACGGGGCCGGACTCAATGAATGGCGTATAGCCTGTATGCGTAAAGCCCACTTCATGCTCATAGAGCTGCTTATCCGAAGGGTCAGCCCAGATAGGGTTCGCAAACGCACCCTGATCTACGCCTGCAGTGCGAACTAGCGTACCAATTGACCACGCGTTAGTGTCGTAGTTCCAGCTAACATACGCATCGTTCTCTGTGCTGCCTTCAGTTGGGTAGAAGAACCACACTTCAGAGAATCGGCTGTTGTTCACCGCAAATACGTGTGAGCCATAGTCTCTGTTGATGTTAGAGAATACGTGGTCGTACACCTCTGACGGTAGCTTAGATACTTCACCACCTGTGTATATAAAGAAGTTCTGGCGACCCATCCACACAACACCGCCTGAGAAGGCTGCGACTGCGTTCTTACTGATAACCCCACAGCCCGTACCTACGCGCTGAACAGAGTAGACAAATGGAGGCCCAATGTACGTAGCCGTGTGAGCATCTGTCGTAGTAAGTATGAACGCTTGGTCGCGTGTACGCACACCACACTGGATAGCTCCGTCAGTCTGCAGCTCTATATCGCCCGCCTCGTTAGTAGCAGCCGGTGTCCATGTGGTGTTATCTTCACGGTCAGACCATGACAGTAAGCGTGGATTGCCAGAAGCACCCAGCGCCATTAGGAATCGCTCTTCAGTCACCAGTAGGCCACGGCAGTTAGTTGGAGCATTCGAGATTACTGCTGCCGCTGTTGGGCCTGCGGTATCGAGCTGCCACTCGTAAAGCTTTCCATCTTCAGCCGTACAACCAACTAGGTACTCACCCCAGTTGTCGAGACTCCACATGGTAGCTGGTAGGATAAACGAGCTGTCTACTCGCGCTGTACCGTAAGCCTCTTGTCCGTAGTCACCTGTACCGTAACCTGCCGCACCGACTGCATCCTCACGACCTGTAGTAAAGCCTGCCGGAGTAATGTCGTACTGTGCACCTGACTCATCATAGACGTAGAGCTTATTGTGTGTACCTGCTGCAATGTATCGCGTTAAGTCGTTGTCAGCCCATGCGTACATTGAACGGCACTTTGCTGCTGTGGCTGTGGCAGACTTCTGCGTCCACCCACCCACTGGGCGCACTGCATTATCGACCCAGCGAACTAGGTCAGCGTCACGCCAACGGTTGTACGACTGTAAATCTGTGCCGTTGCGGTATATCCCTGCAGGTATCTCAAGCGTAACGTATGGCATACAGCCCCCTTAGCTCATATCCTTCCCGCGTGTAAAACCGCGCCATGTTGTACCACCGTCTGTTGTGTAGAAGGCGAACACATCAACCGCATTAGCTGTAGCAGTCGGTGTAGGCGTTGTGCCACCTGCCCATGTAACAGATGCAGGCCAGGTTACCGTGTAACCTGAAGCGCCTGAGTCCTGAATAATCTCTACAGTCATCTCGTACCCTGTACCACTTGAAGGTGGGTTAGAGAAGGTAAAGGTCGTGTTCTCAGTCAGCACGTGCTTGAAAATAGAGCCTGTAGACGCATCAATCGTAGTGGCGTTACTAGAGCTAGCTACCGTTGCGTAGCTCTGTTTTAGCTGAGTCACTTTAGGCGCTATGGCTGTTGTGCCGTCAAGCAAGTCGTCAAGGGTGTCTAGGTTAGCGTTGAGCTTAGTACCCCAAGTATTGGCTGATGCGCCAATCTCTGGCTTCGTAAGGCTGTAAGTAGTGGTCGATGTATCTGCCATGATGTTGTTCCTTATTCTGGCCAGTTAGGGGTTGGCATAGCCGCTAGGAAAGCTTCCTTAGAAGGTAGCTTACCTGTTGCTAAGTAGTTGCCCATCTGCACTAATGACTCATTCCAGCAAGCATCACGCCAAGTGATAGCGGCTGTCGCTTCACTTGCCCATTTAGCATTACCACTGTTGATGTAACTGGTCATGGAGATAATGCTGTCGTAGCCTTTGCTACGTGCAGTGGAGTCGAGAAGCTGCTGAACAGCTTTCTCGTAGTCTCTGACTAAAGCCGCTGCTCGCGCCTTCGCTAGTACCTGTTCTTTACGACTCATTAGACGATTCTCAATTTATAGTTGCCTGCTTGTAGCGCAGTGAATCTAACTACGTCACCTTCAGGATGGTCGAAGTCATAGTCAGTACCCAAGATAGCCCCTTCATTAAGAATAGCTGCATCATAATCAATCTCCAAACCTGTGAAGGATGGGCTAGATGTAGCTGCTGAAGTGTTCATAATGATGGCTAGATCAAGATCATCACCTAGGGTGAAGTATTCAGCGTCTGCTGCTGCACCTAGTTGTGTTGAGGTCATTAAGTTTGCTGCAACATCAATAGCTTGTTTAATAGCCCCATACTCATCGTTCTGCGTAGCAGCAACCCAAGTCTCAGCACCGTAAGTCGTGTTGCTGTTGTACTCCCAAGTCCCTAAGTTGTTCCTTGCGATGGTGCGAACACCTTCACCCGTCTTAACGATATACCACGTAGTCTGGTCATCCGTAGAGACAGCGTAGTAGATGGATTCACCAGCATCATCATCTGTGGCAGTCATGTTGTTAATGTCTGTCCAGTATGTAGTGTCGATGTTGCCAGCAGTGTTGGTAAGAGCTACTAGGTTTTGGTTAGTTGGGGCGTATACCGTACCTACATCGTACTGATACACAGTGTCGTTTGTAATACCAACCATATACATTATCGTACCGTCTGGTTTAAAGAACATCCCAAATGGCTCAGTGTCTTGAGATGATACGCTAAAGCTGACGTTTGAATAGGAAGCTGTGCTTATATCAAAACCTGTAGATAACGTATACTTAAAGACTGCCTCGCTGGTGGAACCAATAACAAACATTTCAGTGCCGTCTGTATTAAATGCCATATCACGTGGGTGTGTTTCTTGTGAAGATACAGAAAGGGCATCTATGTATGATGCTGTTGTTATATCAAAAGCGGTGCTTAAGCTGTATTCAAGTATTTGCGACCCGCTTGTAGAGGCGACAAACATTTTAGTACCATCTGTATTAAAACCTACCCCAGAATGCTCGTTTGTTTGTGCGTTTACAGCAAGAGTACCTCCGTAAGCTGCTGTAGAAATGTCGTAGGCTGTGGATAAGGTATACTGCTCTATAGTATCCCCACTATCCCCGCATATGAACACCTTAGTACCGTCTGTATTGAAGGCTATGCCACGTGGGTTAATATCTTGAGAACCTACATTAAAACTGTCTACAAAAGAGGCCGTACTAACATCCCAAGCTGTTGATAGTGTGTATTCATTTATATCATTGCCGTCCTCACCAGTAACAAACATCTTCGTACCATCAGCACTGAGTGCAACGCCCATCGGGAGTGACTCTTGCGCACTTACGGAAAAACTCTTACTAGCGTAACTGGCTGTACTAATATCAAAACCCCCCTCTACAGTACTGATAACACTCACCCCATCAGACGTATCCAACCCATACATCTGCCAGTTACCAGACGTTACATCTGTTGTAGCTGAAGGCGCTACAATCTCTACGTATGTTCCTGTAGATGCTGTAAGTACAAACTCCCCATCATTGGCATAGATTAGCTTACCAACATCTGTAGAAGCGAAAGAGCCTGTGGATAGGGTTAGGGTGCCTGTTGATGTAGAGTACTGCAATACAGAATCGACAGATCTACCAATTATATATAATTTATCCCCATCTGTGCTGAATGCCATATCATACGGGTCGGTCTCCTGACTAGAAACATCATAAGAGACTGAATCGTAAGACGCTGTACTTACGTCAAACCCTGTAGATAGCGAGTACTGGTAAACAGAGTCATTAGTTAAGCCTAAGATAAACATCTTAGTGCCATCGGCATTGAACGCTAGAGTTTTAGGGTTTCCTTCCTGCGCTGATACACTGAACGCATCCACGTGACTAGCCGTAGAAACATCGTAAGCAGTAGATAATGTGTACTCGTTTACTTCAACCCCACCTGTTCCAATAACAAAGAACTTAGTTCCATCGTCATTGAAAACAATTCCAGCAGGAGTGGACTCTTGACTGGTTACACTTAAACTGTCCGTATAAGATGCTGTCGATACATCCCAAGCAGTGGATAGGGCATATTCAGCGATCTGATCTGTCGATTCCTGAATCACGTACATCTTTGTACCGTCACCGTTGAACGTAAGCCCTCTAGGCGAAGTCGTTTGGCCTGATACACTAAAGCTATCTACAAAAGAAGCTGTTGAAACATCCCATGCAGTAGATAATGTGTACTCGTTTACATCTGCACCTAGACCGCCTACAACAAACATTTTTGTACCTTCAGTGCTAAAGGCGAGCCCTGAAGGGTTAGTATCTTGAGCTGAAACACTAAACGACTTATTATCATAAGACGCAACAGATAGATCATACGCAGTGGCACCAAAACTCAACGTAGCATTATACGCAAAGTCTTCTGGCGTAAATCCTGCCCCAAGATTCCACTTATCAGTGGTAACACCTGTCTGTGGTATTTCCTTAGTAACCCCTACAGTCGGAGTAGATACTGCCGATGTGAGGTTGATGGTCGATGTTTGTCCTGCAACAGAAGAGGTTGTCAGTGTACCCTTCGTACCTGCCGCTGCTAGCTCAGTGGTAATCTTGCTGCTTGTCCAGCCAAGCGTTGCTGATGTTTGGGTATCATCGAACAATTCGCCTGCTGCAATGTTTGCCGCCTCTACTGCACTTGCTGCTGCGTTGGTCTCACTAACCAGAGCTGCCGCTGCTGATGCCGCTGCGTTAGTCTCTGAAGTAGCTGCGTTAGTCTCTGAGGTAGCTGCATTAGTCTCTGAGGTAGCTGCGTTAGACTCTGATGTTGCCGCCGCACTTTCTGAGGCGGCCGCATTATTCTCAGATACGAGTGCCGCTGCTGCCGATGCCGCCGCATTAGTTGCTGTGGTATCACTCGCAACCACATCCCATGTTGAGCCTGTGTATACGTAGCTCGCGGTATCTGTAGTGTTAAAATACAGTGCGCCCGCTTGAAGTGGGTCACCATCATTATCTGTTGCTGGCGCTGAGGCTTTGGCACCTAAGTAACGGTCATCGAAGTCGTCATATACTGTAGCTGCGGCTGCTGCGCTTACCGAGGCTGCTGAGGCGCTTGATGATGCGGCTGATGCACTAGCGGCTGCTGCTGTCTCTGATGCACTAGCGGCTGCTGCGGCCTCTACAGCAACCTCTGAGTTGATAATGACTGACTCAGCACCATCAGGGCCAAGCATGCCCGCTTTAGTTGTCCACGTAGTTTCTGCCATTATCGTTTCCTCATCACCAGCGCACCGCCTGAGAACTGCGAGCGTTTAGATTCAATATTTAAAGATTCAACCGCCTGCTGATACATCTGAGTCCAGAGCTGTATCTTAGGCTCATCAAACAAGTAGATTGCCGCGTTAATCAGCGACCCGTACAAGTATACATCGGGGTGATTAATAAGCAGCCAAGTGGCGTTAATATCATCGCTGAGGTCATCAATCTTGGCGTAGTACAGCATGGTCATGGTGTACGTATCATCAGGCGTTGGATAGAACTCTATTTCGTTGGCTGTCATGTAGTAGAAGCAAGGCTTGCCCGCTATATCATCACCAGCCAGTCGTCTGTCCGCCATTTCAGCACTTGAGATAGGCTCAACCTGCGTACCGTCTGATAGGGTTAGCCTGCGCATCTCTAAGAAGTCTGGCGGCAGTATCTCGTAACGCTCATTAAGCGGAGCTTCTGCGCGCTTCTCTTGGTTGCGGTGGCGTAGGTCGCGAGCAATACGAGACTCTGCTAGGTCAATAAACGTAGGGATAACCGAAGTAAGGTCGTCCCTATTGAGAAAATCTGCAATAGCTGTCTGAAGCTCTGCATATGTTGATATAGCCATTAGAGTAATACGTCCAATATTGAATTAGGGTTAGTGATTACGCCTGACTTACGGCTTTCACCAATGTCGAGCAATCCACGTAGCATCTCTTCAAGTATACCTGTCGTCGCATAACTGTAGTCACCGGTAACCTTGTTGCGCTTAACAGGCAAAATATTGCTGTAATTGTAGATGTCTGGCTTCTTGTCTGCGCCTAGCTGGCTCATGTAGCTGTCTAGGGTTACTCCCTGATTGTACGAAGCTAAATCTGAGGCTTGAGATTCTGGTGTGCCCTGAATATTAGCCAGCAAACCTGTCGCTGCTACTGTCTCTGGGCGAACAAACATCTCACTGCTGTACTTGTCTCTTAGTGCAGTACGCTGAGCATCATCTGTGTACTTCTGCACATCGACACCGTATCTGCCGAGCATATCAATCAAATTCTGTGGAGTGTTCTCAGGAACAATAGCGCCAGCAAACTCACCTAGCCCAACAGTGCGCTCTGGCTTACCTTCAAAGTACTGCGTAGGTGCATTGCGGAGATCACGCTTCCAGCTTGCTATCTCATCAAGCAAGCTTTGCGGAACATTCTCAAAGCCATACTCACGCATAGCTTTACTAGCGCCTTTCTTTTCCATGTCAATTAGCATGGAGCCAGCTTCATCAAGGTAACCATAACCTTCTGAATCGTACTGATAGTAAGGCTTAAGAGCTTCCATAATAGAGTACTGTCGATTACTAAGCTCTTCATGGCTCGCTTTTGCAGCATCCTCTGGCATAAGCATGTCGCGCTTAGCCCTAGCGGCATCAAGAGATTTTAACTGCTCAGTTACAGCAGCCCTGTTCGCTCCAGTACCAGTCTGTGCCATAGAGCTTTCTTCAGCCCTGCCTGCATTCTTCTTCATGTAGGCAGTGATATTATCGGCAGTGTATGGCTTAAGGCTTGCTCTACCAGTTACATAATCCCTATTAGGATTAGCGTCAAAGTACTGCTCCGGCTGCAGGTACTTGTTCATCTCATCCTGCGAGAACTTCTTAAAGGCAAACTCGTTATTCTTGCGTATATCCCGAAGCGCCCAAGTATCGACTCGCCCGCTTCTCATGGGTATCTCAAGTCCATTCTCTTTTGCGAACTTAGCAATTACAGCAGGACTTTCTTCAAAGAACCGCTCAACTTCAGCGAAGCTACTCGATGATGCTCGACTCTTGCTTTCTAAATCGCCAAGAACCTGACGCATATAATCAACATTGCCGACATCGCTAAACTCAGCGTAATCTTCATCAAGCTGGCGATAAGCTTTCTTGTTAGCTAGGCGGATAGGTTGAGGCGCTCGAACAGTGTATGCATCGCCTGAATAAAGCTTGTTGGCTTTGATTGCTGGGTCTAGCGCATCCTTCCTGCCAATCAGGGTAATGTCGCCATAATCCTCAAGAGGAATATCTTTCCTAGTGACAGCAACAGACGGCATGGGCATACCGCCCATCTGCTCAATTCGAGCAAGCTTACTTGCATCAGTATTATGCAGAAAGAGCATATCAAGAAGATTCTTGCCGCCTTTGACCCCTGCGCTCAGCTTAGCCATACCACAAACCCTAT